GAGACTGCCATTAGTTGCGTTTATTGTTATATCTACACCTCTATAGGGTGCGGCAGCAGCAGCATTACCTCCTGACGTACTAACATAATAAAGCCCAAAGTTGCCAGAGCCATCCCCTCCCAAACGTCTCAAAGGTCCTATATAACTGGAGTTATAATTCACACTATCCATTGATGAATTACCGAGTTGAGCATTTCCAATAGCTGTGACTGTTCCTGCCTCATTTACCTTAGAAAAATACCAAGTGTTAGGACTTGTTCCTGTGTCACAAAACAACATATACCAAACATTATCAGCCGTATCCATATACGCACTAATAAACTGATCTGCGTTGGCACTCCCTGCCCCTTCCGCGACTGTCATACCTCCGTTCCAAACCCCATCTGTTGATTCAGTACCGTCTATGTTGAACAACGTCGCGTCAAAAGAAGCTGTTGCGTTTGTAGTAGTTCTAATTGATCTACCAGCCGTTCCTCCGGGAAAACCTTTTCTAAACATGGAATGATAATAAGTGTTACCAGCCCCAAAATAAGGCCATGTACTCGTATCCTGATCAGGAAATTTTGGTACTGCGGTTGAAAACTTTTGTGCGTTTCTTCTAATTAATCCAGCCATTATTCGTCAAACCCCATCATAACCATGTTTACACTAGCGACTGTGCTTCTTCCGATCACATAATCACTAGCCCCTGCAACTACTGGAGAGAAACTTAAACTTTCATCTGGAGCAATCTGAGTGTTCTCTAGTAGCTTTTGAGCGTTAGCAAAGGTTGCAGAACTATCTCCTACCCCAAGCTGAACAAACGCTGTCGATGAACTTCGGTTAAGAATATGGACAGTATAAGTGCCTCCAGAGCCACCCGCCTGTCCGATATTTGCCGTTGTGTTCGCGCTGAGATCAACGCCCGATATTTTGACTGTCATAATTTTTTCCTAAAATTACATTTGTCCAAAGAAATAGGTTTTTGCAGTTGAAAGCCCTGCTGCAACTGTTCCCCAACTTGTGTTGCCTGATCCATCTGATTTTAAAACTTCGTTAGCATTTCCGTTAGTTGCCGGGAGCCTAAAGTTTACGTTACCGCTAAAACCAGAGTGAGGTGGCGCTTTGACTTCAACGTAGTGAGCATTAGAACTCTCGCAATAAAATCTAATGTAACTTTGTGCGCCTCCGTTTTTTAAAGCTATTGCGCCTTGAGTGATTGAAACTCCGTTAGTTGACCCTCCTCCTATACCAAGCGATGTTACAACATCAAGAGCATGGGCTAATTTAGCCGAGGTTACGTTATCGTCTGCAATCTTATCGGTGGTCACACTTCCAGTTGCTATTCCTGCTGTTGACACTGATACCCAACTCGTCACGCCTGAGCCGTCTGTGCTTAGTATTTGTCCTGAATCGCCATCATTAGCAGGTAAAGTAAAAGTATAATCTGAGGTAGATGCAGGGCCGATTAAAGTTACTTTGTTTGTACCGTTGTCTGAATCTTCAAAGAACTCTATTTTCCCTGCGCTTGTTGCTCCATTTTTTAACGACAAAGCTCCAGTGTTGAGAGTCATTCCATTTGCATCGACTGTTACTTTATTTACATTGTCAGCGTACAAATGAATTTCATTAGCAGTCTCAAAGTCAACTTTGGTTTGATCGTCCTCCCCAATCTTAATATCAGTTGCTAAAAGAGAAGTTATGCCTGTTTGTGCTGCATCTACGTTTAACGTGTTAGTGCTGAGACTTATACCTGTTCCAGCAGTCAACGCTGTAGCTGATACAGGAATATTAGAAAGCGTGTTATTTGATGCGTTGATGGTTTTATTTGTAAAGGTTGTGGTGGATGACGCTGTTACGCCTCCTGATGTTTGGGTTGCGATATAGGCTTTAATGGATTGCTGGGTTGCAAGTTTGGTCGCTGAATCGCTTGCAAAGTCATCCTCATCTAAGACTGCTGAACCACTGACCCCGGTGTTTAAAACTGCTGAGGTGAGTGTCTTGTTTGTCAGAGTTTGAGTATGCGCCTCAAACACAAACGTATCATTCCCACCTAATAGCGGAAGACTGACTGTTCTGTCAGCAGCTAAATCGGCTGCTGCAAAGATATACTGATGATCTGCTGAGGAGTCATTTATCTGAGGTGTAGTCAGTACCGCGCTTGTAAGAGTCTTGTTTGTAAGTGTTTGGGTTGCAGTTGTGCCAATTGCTTGCGCCCAACTTGATAAGCTACCACCGTCATCAACTGCCCAATATAGCCCTCCGCTTTCTGTTAGTACGATTTGACCGTATCTAATCTCACCACTTGCTGAGGTGTTTCTAACTGCTGATATAAGTACCGATCTGTCGGTAGAGGGAGCATTTGACGAACTAGCCCCGAGACTAAAAAACCCACTCTTCTTTAACGCTGTTGCTGTTGTGTCTGAGCCATCACTGATGCTTGTATTTCCGGCATTTGACGCATCACTATCATTTAAGATGCTTTGAACTTGTGCCGTGGTTTGTGTTAGTTGTCCCATTTCTTATCCTCTCAAAACTTGAGCATCAATGGCTGCGTCTAAAATATCAACCTGAGCATTTGCAGTTGTTTCTATTCTTGCGATTATTTCTCTCGATTTACCAACTGAGTTAATATCTATCGTCTTGTTACCTGTAACGCTTTGACTGTTAATCGTTGTAAAACTACTGAGGTTCTTTGAAACCTTCAAAGTGACATTTGAGGCTGTACTTGTGTCAACGTGTAGTTTTACTTGATCGATTACCATCTCCGCACCTCCAACGTCTAAGACTTCAGAGCTAATCAAAGGCAAGTCTTTGCGCCTTGTCATGTCTGCACCGTCCTGCTGAAAGTTAGAAAAGTCTAATCGATAAATTTTCTTGTTGTCAGAATGTGCAGCAAGGACTTGGCTAAAAGCATGAACGACTGACGTTGTAATAAAGTCCTTCTCAAACCAAGTCTTTGAGGTAACGTGATACGACCAAATTTGTGATTGATCTGCGAATATAAAGTCTACAAAGTTTTCCTGATGCAAAGAGTAGGCTGATACTCTTGCGTTTGTAAAATCACTCTCATCAAATCCTGCCCACTGTTCTCCGATTGCAGGAACAAACAAAGGAGCAAAATTCTCGCCTTGGATCATTCCCGGTCTTCGTGTTGCATCAATGAAGTAGATAACTCCATCTATACTATCTACAGCGTAAGTTCCGCAAATGCCTTGTTGTAAAACTGCTTGCCTTGAAAGAGGTGGCCTACCTGTGCCGCTTGTAAACCATATCTCAGTCGTTGTCTGTCCAAATAGGTATAAGTATTGGTCTTGAGAGAAAACCCTTAGCAAGTCATCTGGTAAAGCCTCAGCTTGTGCAAAGTCTAAAGAGGCGATGCTTGTGCCATCGTTCAACGCTGAGACAACAAAAAATCCGTCTGGTTGTTGATAGATAAACCTAGAATCTAAAAAAGCCACGCTGCTAGTTAACAGTAAATCGGTATCGCTAATCTCTTGTAAGCCTCCTGCCACCGTGTACACATACGCATCGGGAGTTCCTCCAGTGCAAATGATTAACTGATTTCTGTCAGTTGCCATCACAACCGGAGTTGGGCTGTTTACGACTTCACCTAAGAACAACGCCCCTCCACCCGAATCAATCGAATACAAAGCCGAGCCTGTAACCTGATACAAAAGTCCATTTGGCCCATCCGCAATCAATCCTCTGTCTGCGCCTCCGGGCGTCACTGAGGCCGTTATTGCTTCAGCCGATGAATCAGTCAGGGCAGAGCCTAAACTGTCTGTAATCGCTTCTCCTGTAGCCTGAAACGATGCAAAGGTAACATGGCCGGGAAACTGCCTATATCCTCTCAGTGTGTGAGGAAACAGATTCAAGGTTTGTTGTCTGTTTGCGTCTAGTCGTGTGCTTTGATAGCTAGACTCTAAAGGTACTGAAGCTCTCATAGGCTATCGCTATCTATCTCATATTTACCATGCGACCATCTGAGATCACTGGCATCGATAGACATATCTAAAGTAATTTCACTTTCAAGACGATCTTTTGTTTCTTTTGCTATCTCAAAGACTATCGGAGTTGGGTCAAGACCAAACTCTGCTGCTACTTCTACCGCTAGGTTGTAAGCAAGTCCTCTAACTGATCCTGCTGGAATGTCTAGCGTAGC